ATAGAAAAAATTAACATATTCATTACAATAAAATGATACCAGTCCTAAACCTCCCTCTCTGTGTTTTGCTACATCAATATATACCTTTCTGTTATCTTCGTTTTTCAAATCCAACTCATTGCCCTCAACATCAAACCTATCCCTAGACACAAACAATACATCGTCAGCATCTTGCTCGATATTTCCAGAATCTCTCAAATCACTTAATTTGTGCCTTCCTCTACCTCTTTTTTCAAAATCTCTACTTAATTGAGAAAGTAGTATTATTGGGAAATTATATTTTTGAGTTAACTTTTTTAATGCCCTTGTTATACTCCCAACCTCATTATTTTTAGTTGACTTGTCTGCACCCTCCATTAACTGTAAATAATCAATAATAACAAGCCCCAATTTACCTTGCTTGAATCGCTTTCTGATTATTGAGCGTATGTAATTAATAGAAATATCCATTTCATCATTGATGGAAATTTCATAACCTTCTATTTTCTTGGTCGCCTTTTCAAGTTGATTCCAGTCTATATCTAAACCTTTTTTGTAATCTTGTGGATTTATGGTGGTTTCCCCAAGAATCATTCTATCGGTTATCTTTTTGCTCGACATCTCAAGGCTAAAAATATCAACAGGAAAACCATTTCTTGCAGCTTCTTTTCCGAAACATAAAGCTATTGCAGTCTTTCCAACAGAAGGACGAGCAGCTAAAATTATTAGCCCATCAGACCAGCCTATCATAACCTTATTTAATTGCCCTATACCTGTTGGGATGAATGTTTGAACATTGTTTTTTCTATTATTAACCCTTTGTTCATATGAATCTAAAGACTTTTTTATATTATCCTTAAAAGACAATGTTTTGCCAGTTAAGGGGGTATCGTTAAGCTTGTCAATACTTAGGTTAACATAATCTAAAATGTCGTTTATATCCTCATTTTCATCATAGCACTTATTTTGTATTTCATGTGAAATTCTAATGCCCTCCCGTGCCAAATACTTTTGAAGTATAATTAATGAATAATACTCAATGTTAGCCGAAGATGACACTTTACTTGTTAACTCTGACAAATAAACAACCCCTCCAATTTCATCTAACTTGTTAATTTTTCTTAGTTCATCAGTAACCGTCAATAAGTCAACAGGCATAAAGTCATCATTAAGTTTTGAAATAACATTGTATAATGTTTGATGCGATTCTTTGTAAAACATTTCAGATTTTAATATAGCTGCGACCTCAAAAAACGAATCTTTTTCGATCATAAACAACCCAATTACAACCTCCTCCATGTCAAGTGCCTGGGGTGGAATCTTGCCAAAATCTTCTATGTTTTGTTTAATTGCCATTTAGTCTTTCTGCTGTTATTCGTGCTGCCTTTTCTAATGCGCTTTCTTGCTTTTCTATTGGTTTGTTTACTTCCGAAAACTCCCTTTTTAACCAATCCAAGGATGTTAGATAAAGAGATTTGTATTTTGTATTTTGCCTAAAGTTTTCTATTTTGAGATAGATACTGTCAATCTGTTTTTGTGAGTATCCTAAATCAATTAGTTTTTTATTTTCTTCTTTTGTAATTTTTAAATGAGCAAACGATTTAAAATATTCGGCTTTCTTACTTCCTTTTTCTACTTCTATTTCTATTTCATATTTAACCAAACCATTTCGAACCATTTCGAACCCTTTCGAATCATTCGATATTTCATTTTCTTTTGATTGTAATATATTCTCTTTTAACCAATTAGGAAGATCGTTAAATATTTTAGCAACTCCAATTTTCATGTTAGTATTTAGCTTCTGATTTTTCAGAAAATTAGGTAAAATAATAAAATCATTAATAAAATAAGCCTTTCGAACCGTTCCGAACCTTTCGAAACCCTTCTTAATCGTATCGTTATTTAATCCAGTATCGTACGAAATTCTTTTCATTGATATTTCATAAATGCCTAATAAATTTGTTTGTGTATTTGTTAGCAGATATAAAAATAAAAGTTTTTCGCTTACATTTAAATTCTCAATAAATGTATCTTCCCAAAACCTTGTATTTACAGATCGTAATTTATTACTCATATAATAATTTATTATATTTTCTATGTACTAATTCAAATTCTATATCACATTTACAGGCATTTAGTTCAGCTTTATATCTCTCCATCAACTTCGTATTACATATGCAATGCGAGGTATGATTCGAAGCTTGATTTAATGTATGTACATCTACTATCATGATAATAGTATCGCATTTGTCGCACATAAATACATCAAAATTCTCTAATTTATTTTTCATAATTATAATTCTAGTGTAGTTCCATGAAATAATTCTAAGTCTGCTTTTAATTGATTAATACATTCGTTATAATCATTAATATTATCAAAATATTCTTTAAAGCTTTCTCTTTTTATATCAAAATGTTCTTGGACTGTTTTTTTAACCCAATAAGGGTCATTAAATCTTATTTGTGATTTCTCCAACATTTCTTTTAATTGTTCTTTTGAATGGCCCATATACTATAAATTAAAAAACCCCTTACAGAAAATGCAGGTGACCCGTTCTACCAAACTACCTGCATTCTATCCCTGTAAGGGGTATGTTGTTAATACGTAAATTACTTGCTTTATAGGTCATTTTATTAAATGTTTGGTAGAACTAATGCAAATATATTAAAATTTTCGTATATTAAAAATTATTTAATGATTAATGTTTCGATTCTTTGCTCTATTTCCATAATTAAAAGACCCACAATCTCAAGATAATAATACTTCTTTTCCGGCAATATGTTTGCACTTGACAAACAATGATCTTTTAATTCAATCAAATCAGCCGGGGTTAATTTGCTTAATTCTTCTTTGTTTAGTTTCATGTTAATAAGTTGTTAATATTGTTACATTAGCTTTTAATTTTGTGCATACCAAGTCGTCAAGACTTATCCCAAATTCCAGTTTGATTTTAAGCAAGGTATCTAATTTAGGAATGTTATAACTGCGTTCGTATGTACTAATAGCAGCTCTTTTTAATCCTAATTTATCAGCTAATTCTTTTTGATTTAAAGAACAACTTTTGCGTATTAATCTTAAATTTTCTGCAAAATACGTTTCCATAATATTTAATTATTAGTAAGTTGTTAATATTGTCATATTTGCGTTTTAATTGTCAAGTAATCTCGATAACTTTTGCTTTTTTCTTTAATAAAAAAGGTTTTATATCAGTTAGCTTTTCCCCTAGCATCCATTTTGCAATTGGCGCAGTCTTTATTACAATGTCATCTTTGCTGCAAATTCCAAACGTGGCATAATGAATGTCAATATAGAACCATCTCTCCATTAATGAAGGTTGTCTTTTATTGAATTATTGTTTTCTAATTCATTTAATTTTTGTTTCATATTTATTTAGTTTAGTTAAATTTTAGTTCTTTCATGTTATAATGTTTCTAAATTTATGCTTTGCCATTAATTTACTTTCGTTGAAATATTGTATAATAAATTACGCAATGAATCCATCCGGTATACCAAATCCATGACTTTGATGTGTCTGGAAATATATATTCAAACATTATTATATTAAATATTACGCAAGCCATAATAAATAGTGATTGAAGCCAAAAACGAAGGCTAACAAACGGTTTAATAACCCATCGTGTTATTGCTAATAATTTCTTGTATTTTACCATAATTATAGTTTTAAAATATTTCTAAGGGCTTGTACTTTGCCCTTAATATTCGTTTATCTTCATCGGTAAATCCTATTTCACCTTTCATTTTCCTTTGAAAAGTATGATCGTTTGAGCCTATTAACTTAATAATAAAAGCTTTTTTTATTCCATAATTTTCTATTAAATATTTTAATTTCAATCTAAACATTATAACGATATGCATTTAAATGTTTTAAAAAACTCTTCTTTTCTCATGACAACAGAATCTTTCCTATTTGCTTTACAATAAACGATGCAATCAAAATTAATGAATTTACCTCCTATTATTTCACGGCATATTGCATCTGTATGCCTTATTACTTGCTCTTTTGTTTTTTTATTTTCCCAGATTTGCATTTTTTTTATATTTTTATAAATTACTGCATTACTCCACTTGCTGCATGTCCTAAAATCCTTAACATCATTAAATGTAATTGTATTAACAGGAGTTTTTTTGCTTTGTATATAATTAAAATTTAAGCTACATACGCCTTTAAATGGGCAATGTTCTATACCCTTTTTAAAATTATAACGCCAACCTTTACAATATTCCATTATTGTTTCTAAATTAATAATCTCAATACTTTTTCTCTAATATCCTCGTCCTTCAAATCATTGGAATATGTTAATATCCCGTGTATATCATTTTTTTCACAAGATTTATGTATTAAAGATATTAAATGTTTTTGTCTTTTAAAGCACTCGTTTCTATGAATGTGCATTTTTTTTGTATCCATAATTCAATCATTTATAATAGATTTTATTTCTTTAATTTTTCCTAATGCCTTTTTACCTCGAATTATTTTACCTCCCCAAAATTGAATATATGCTTCTGATTCTACCCCATGTCCACAACAGGTGTTCATAACGTTCGGCAATTCGCCTAAACATCCATCGTGTCCTTCTTTAGTTTCAGTCTTTCCGCAATTTCCACACGCTCTTGATTTATGTGTTTCTAAATTTACTGTTTGTTTGGTGTATTTTATTTGCAATATTTTCAGCTATTTTATTGAACACAAAATGCATTTCTGCATAAATTCTAGGGTCTGAATTGTCAAGTTCACCCTCTTGGCATCCTTCTCGATTTAATTCGTCCTGAAATTCGTCTTCACTACACCATTTCAAACCACCCCAGCCAATCCAATCTTCTTTGGATGTTTCTAGCTGTAATATTTCAACAGGTTTGAAATTCTGGCAATATTCCCTAAATTGAGATTCCCAGCTTTTGTAAGAATTTCCAAACATCATTGTAAATTCATCATTATCTTTTGATTTTAATTTGATTTTAACTATCATAATTTAAGTTTTGTATTTGAGTTTTAAAATTTATGGACATAATATAATTTTTTACAACAATTCAAAAAACTTATATTTGTCTTTTAAAATCCGTTTTTCTTTGTCGGTAAAATCAAGTTCGCCCTCAATCTTTTTTTTAAAGTCTCTTCTGTTAGACCCTATTAAATCAACTAAGAACTGTTTTGTAATACCATATTCTTTAATTAAGAATTTAATTTTTAATCTAAATATACTGTTCATATTTGTAACTTTTTTGCGTTTGAAAACCCTGGGAAACTACCCCCAGGGCTGAACACTTTATTAAACTAAACCATGATCCTATTAACTTGCAATTTACAAAATATTTTAATGTGATGCAAATTAATCGTTAATATTCCTCAAGAAAATAACTCGTCTATTTTTACTTTCGTTAATAATAGTTCCATTGTCATTTTTATATGAATAATAGTTTTCCAATGCTCCAATATAAGTACATAGCAAATTCTTATTCTTTGAAAAATAAAATCTGTCATCAGGTCTTAATTTGCTGAGTGTTGTTATGTCGAATTTTTTCATTTAAAATAATCTTTGTTGTGATTGGTGTATCTTAAATCGTTTTATTGCTGCATCGTAATAATCTTTGTCTAATTCACTCGCTGTTAAATCGAATCCTAAATTATGACAGGCTATTGCAATACTGCCAGAACCTAAATGAGTGTCAAGTATTTTATCCCCTTCTTTGGCATAATTAGTTAATAGCCATTCATAAAGCTTGACTGGTTTTTGGGTTGGATGGATCCGATTTTCTTTATTTTTCATATCTTGTTGAATCATTCCTTGCCAAATAAAATCAAAAACTCTAACAGCTGTTTTAAAAGATCCGTAAGCAAGTTCAGCATCAGCAAAGTGATTGCCCCCATTACATTTTTTATTCCAAACAATCCAACAGCTAGACTTCAGGTTTATTAAATCGCATAGATGATTAGCACCCCATATTATTTCATTTTTTGAAACTCTTTTTAATTCAATAAAATATTCTGCCTTAGGTCTTGATTGAGCCCATAAGGCAGAATTATATTTTTTAGATTTTGCAAGTTTTGATCTTGTTTGATTTTCCCGATGTCCATCTTCTTTTATTCCATATGGAGGATCAACAATAGCCAAATCAAAATATTTATCTGGATAACGAGCCATAAGAATCATATTATCTTCATTTGTAATTTCAATCATTCTTTTGCAGTTCTTTTACTAATTCTTCAATTTCGGGCAATAGGCAGTAACAGTTCTCCGAATCCGGAAACAAAACCCGGTGCTGATACCTTGTTTTTGTTTCACCGCTTAATATTTCCCGATGATATACATTTACAATTTCTATTTTTCCGCCCGGCTTTAATATCAAAGTCCTCCCAGAGCTTAGATCAATGAATTTGCAAAACCCATTTACCAGCCATGGCTTCAATAATTCACCTTGCCCGGTCTCCTCACAGTCCATGCACCACTCGTTCTTATAATGCCTTAAAGTGTAGGTAAATGAGGGGTTTAGTGTAGCTAACAAATTTGTTGCACCACTAAATTCAACGTTTTCAAAACACTTTAATATTTTTTTGTAGAGTTTTTCTTCGTTACTTTTCATGATTTTTATTTTTGTTTATTATAAAAATTTCCACAATATGAACATTTTGCTTTTTTGCCTTGGTCTGGGGTTAATGGCGGATGCCAATTTATACAATGGCATATAGAATTATTTTGGGGCTTTTTAACTTTGTGCTTAAAGCTTTTGGCTATAATTCTAATATTTTTATTAAATGCATACAGAATAATTGCAGAATTAACAGATAAAGATGAGCTTATCCAGTACCATAAATTATTTTCATTTACAGCAAATAAAGTCCATATGACAAAATTTAGTATTAATATTAGCAATGTAAATCGTTTAATATTTCTCATGATTTTGGTTTAAAAGGTTTCCAAACTTGTAAATTTCCAATAGAATCCGGTACCGGCTCAAAATAACCTCCATTTTCTTTACGGTTATTATCGGCTACATGATCTTTGATCGACTTGACCCGATTTGTTTTTTTTCTTTTTTTTAGCTGTCTAGGCATTATCTAAAGTATTTATGTCGATTGCTTTCCCGGTTTCAATTAGTCTATTAAAATCTATGTGATTTTTGCACATTATTTGATATAAGCCATAACTAATTTGATTTAATCCAATAATTTTATTTGCAAATTCAACCAAATCAATTTGATCATTCACATCAAGATTTAAATCATTCATGGCTTTTGAGTTAATGTCGGTATAATCTGATAGAGGTTTTAGTATAATTTGTCCTCTATTGTCTACATTTACAAAATTCATTACATTGCTTAAATGCACATCTTGTATAAACATTTCACCATTTGGGTATTGGTTGTACGATTTCAATTCGTAAGCCAAATATGGCGTTAAGTGTTTTAGTTCTAATTTCATATTATCTATATTTTTCGTTTAAAGTATTGTAAGTATCATTCATATTAGTATAATCTTCAATGCATCTTGAATAATATTCATACCAATCATTAAATTCTTTTTGTAGATTGTCTATTCCGGTTGGTTTGTAAAGCTCCCCCATATCCGTATAAACATCCTTGGTTATTCCAGTACCATTAATAGCAACATTTATATTCAATTCTTTATATTCAAACTCAAAGTCTAACTGATCATCTTTGTAGTTTTCGTAAAACCAATTTAATCCATATAGATTTAGTTGGTTTATTATTGATTTGTTTATTTCTTCGTGTGTCATGATTTTAATGAATAGTATCTCCAATGTAGTACATATCTGCGTAATCGCAAAACTCATGAATATTGTTATTATTATCTTTGTATTTATACATAGTGCATCTTCTTTCTTCTCCAGCACATCTATTGCAATTAGCTGCATTTATAAATTTATACACTATAACAAATGGCTTTTCTGGAGCTGGTAGTTTTTTTAAGCAACCTGCAAGTGATACAACAAATAATAGTACGATAATTTTTTTCATAGCTTATAGTTTAGTTTTATTAATCTCTCATCCAAAATGGCTCAACTTCTCCATGAATTTTACATTTAAAGCCTATAACACTACTTGGGTATACCTTGCCTTTTTTTAAATACCGCCCACAATGGCATCTATTATATACGCAAATATCCCCATACTCTTCACATGTATATCTATCCCAGCATGTTTCATCTTGAAATATTTTGTCGTCAAATCCCATAATCAAATTTACAGATTAATTTTTACAATCTTCTAAATCCATATACCAATCAATAAGCTTTTTAGCATCTTCAAATCCAATTGCAAAGTTTACAAAATAACCAAGATCAACTAACTTTAATCTCATCTCAAATTGCTCTTTAATATGCTCAGATTTAAAAGAACCATCTTTTTTAAAAAGTTTAACATTATCTTTTTTTAGCTCAATAAATAAACCATGCCATATTTTACCATCTTCAATTTTTGGCTTAAATATCAATATGTCTGGTATACCGTTTGATGATCTCACTTTCTTAACCTGAACAGCTTGTCCTATTGTTAATTTTAAGCCTGATAAATCAGAGGTGAAGATTACTTTCTTATATTGAGTTTTCAAATAAGTACAAACGTTTAAATGTATTTCTTTTTCTGTCATCACGGTATTGTTACTTTAAAATTTTTACTTTTTAATAATTCTCTGCATTGCTTTCGTCTTAATTTCAATAATTCTTCTTTCTCCCATTTAGTCATCTTGAATGAAACCTTAGACATTTGTTTCATTTCATCAATTTTATCAATTCCATACTGACCTTTTAATCGTTCTTCAAATACCACAACATTTCCTTGAAGGTCAACATTACAATAGTCACATTGTTGTTTCGTGTTGATATCTGACCATCTAAATTGTGTATTTTGCCTTATTATAAAATGTCCATTTTCGGCAATATAATAAGTCATATTATCATTACAGGTGTAGCAATTACAAAAGCCGTTTTCATCACAGCTTTTTAGTCGTGTAAAAATAGAGTGTAGTACGTCTAGTTTTTTGTCTAAGTTCATAATCTTCTTTTTACCACCAAAGCCCTGCAACTCGAAAGCTACAGGGCAAGTAATCCGCCAGACTGGCGGAGCTGGTAGATTATTTATCTAAAAACGCAACAGATGCATCATACCATAATTTAGAAAGATGCTCGTTAAATGAAATTCCATCTTCAGCAAAATCTGGTTCTTCATGAACTAGACTTTCATAAGCATTACTAATTGCTTCTTTAGCTTCTTTTTTAGAACCAAAAGTTATAACAAAATTATTGAAGGACTCTTCAACTTCACTATCAGATGTTTGAATCGCATGTAATAAGGTTCTATTTCCACTTGGTTGTCCTGTAATTGTAATTGTAGTTTTCATGATTGCTAGTTTTAGTTAATAATTGTTCTTTAATTAATTATACGTAAAGATATAACAATTGTTACAGACAATCTAATATTTTAACATTTGTTAACATTTTTTAACATTTGATATTCTTTAATAATATCTTTTATTTCAGATTCTTTTGCTTTAATCCTAGTTACATAAGGCTTTGCAGTATCTAGGGATATTATCTTGTCCTTTAATACCCGGTTTCTTTGCCCTGTAAACGCCCGGCTTATTTCAGACCAGTTTAATAATGTTTTCATGTTATTATAATTTTAATTTTTGTATAGCAGGCTGTTAAACTTGATATCTAAAAATGATTTATCAATTTTATCAAAAAAATTAATCATATTCAGAAATCTACTTTGCTCAGCAGCCTCTCGCAATGTCTTATTAGTTATAAGCATAGGTGTATTGCACAATATTCTTAATTTATTTATAGCCTTTACGTTTGGATTTTTACTTAAGTTTTCATGTTCCATTATGTAAGGGTAAGCATTATATTTGAATAACAATTTTATACGTTCCATTAAGCTGATGGTGTCATTTTTAAAAAAAGAATTATCATATTTGCCATTAAAATCATACCC